TACGCCGCCCCACCGCAGCGCACATGGGTAGAACTAGAAGGAGAAGAAATTAGGAATTTGTGGGAAGAAGCTACAAAACCAGACAGAAGCACCGTGACTATGGTTACATCATTTGCCCGTGCAATTGAAGCCAAACTCAAGGAGAAGAACAATGGAACGTGAAGCATTGAAACTGGCGCTGGAGGTATTGGAAGATTTGCCAGGATTTAGAGCAGATATTGACAATGCCATCGCCGCCATTAAAGAAGTCTTGGCACAGCCAGAGCAGGAGCCGGTGGCGTGGATGGTAAAGGCGCACGGACTGCTGCAACGGCTTTCTCGTCGTGCTGATGTTGCTGATGAAATTGCTTGTCAGTATCGCAAAGATGACCCGAAGGCAGATATGTTTCCCCTCTACACCGCCCCACCACAGCGCAAGCCGCTGACGGATGAGGAGATTGTAAAAATCACGTCTGACCCATGCCTGTACATCCGTGGTGGCGATTACAGAATTGACATTGCCCGCGCCATCGAAGCCGCCCACGGCATTAAGGAGTGAGAGATGACTGAATATCAATGGAAGACCGTAAGCGTTATTGGTTTTGATGAGCTGATGAACGCGTTGGATCGCGCAGATCGCAAGGGGTATATGCCTGATGCTATCAGAGAAGAGTGGGAGGGTTTCAACTGGGAGGCGCAGCTAGAGCAAGCGCCTGTGGCTGTGGTGTCTGGCTACTACAGTGGTCAATGCGTCATCCTGCCTACAGACCCTGCTCGGATATTCAATTCAAACACACCCCTCTACACCACCCCACCACAGCGCACATGGGTAGGGCTGACGAATGAGCAACGTGAAAAACATCGAGATGATTGGCATTCAAACATTCACGACAAAGAATTCAAAGCCATTGAAGCCAAACTCAAGCAAAACAACGGCTTTTCCGAGGAGAACACATGAGCATAGAAGCAATGAAACAGGCGCTGGAGGCGTTGACTATTCAGTCTGACCGAGTTACCGAGATTTGCAAACGGCGTGAAGCCATTACCGCCATCAAAGAAGCCCTAGCACAACCAGCACAGGAGCGTAACTTCTGTTCACGCTGCGGTAAGCGCACACGAGACTTAACCGTTATCCACACTTGCACACCACCACAGGAGAAAAACACATGACTGATAACTGGATTACACAATTTGAATTGCCAGCGCACAGCAAAGGCACCAAGGACAATATAACTGTTGAGGGTATAACCGATCAATATGTTTGGTATCACTCTGAACTGCTAAAGCAAAAGATGCAAGCATGGCAACATGAGTTTGACCGCGTGGTAAAAGTTATGGAGTCACGCCACAACGAACACTTAAAAATCATTGATGACCTGCTACGCCAAAACAAAGACCTCAAAGAAAAGCTCAAGGACAAGAACAATGGATAAGAGACCTTGCACCATGTGCCCGTGTAAACCAACAGTACCGGAGTTACACCGCGATCTTTTGCGGCAGTTCATGGACATAATAAAAGCGTCAGGTGGTTTCCCGTGCCATGACAAACACCCTAAAGCCAACGTGCTGACAGAAGAAGCGATTGGCGCTGATGGTAAGTACCACACCCTTGACTGCACAGGATACGCAATATGGGGATTAACAGAGGAGAAAGCGATTGGATAACTACTTAGCAGGCGGCCAAGAGTACATGTACCCTGGCGCTGGTGACCCGATGCCGCCACAGGGTACCAAGGTGCTACTGCTTACAAGGGGCGGTATATGCTGCACCGGTTTTTACAACAAGAATTGGTGCATGGGCTGGTTGCCCCTGCCTAAACGAAACAAGGAGAAAGAGACCCAATGCGTAAATCAAACCACCACGCCATAAGGATGCTGCTACAACAGCATCACGATGGGCTGCGCGTCGCTGAGATAGCCGAGCGGTTAGATAAATATACAGGCCCCATCCTTCGTTCGTTACACGGAATGCCCGATGCCTATATTGATAGGTGGGTGGAGCGCAGGAAGCAATGGAGCGCCGTTTGGTGTGTTATTGTTCCACCCCCGCATTGCCCGAAACCAAACCTAAAACCCGCCAAAAGAAAGGAGATAAATGGACACACCGAATTTCGCAGCATGGTCCAATGAAAACTTAGCCAAGTTTGCGTCCGACTCATACAAGCGGATGCAAGCACAACAAGAGGCCATCATGCAATTGCAAGGCGACCTCAAAGACGCAATGGTGCAACTGCGCCAACTATTGAAGGAAAAAAATGACTGAAAAAATCCTGCTCACAAAAATCCGCCTTGATGGTGGAACACAACCCCGCAAAGAGCTAGACGAAAACCTTGTCCAGCACTACACCGAAGAAATACTTGAAGGCCAAGAATTTCCGCCAGTCGATCTGCACTTCGACGGCAAACACTACTGGCTATCTGACGGCTTTCATCGTTGGCACGCACACAAACGTGCAGGCCACAAAGACATTACCTCCAACGTCATTCAAGGCACAAAGCGCGATGCCTTTATTGCCTCCCTCAAAGCTAACGCACAACACGGCAAAGCCAGGACTGCAGACGAGCGTCGCTACGTTGTGCAGCTTGCGCTGGAAGACATTGAGTTGGGAGAGTTGTCCGACACGCAGATTGCACAGATCTGCTTGGTAAGTAACATGACTGTGGGCCGTGTACGCAAAGCCTTGGGCTTGAAGAAGGAAACTACTGTAGGCAAAGACGGCAAGCGCCGCGATACCTCAAACATTGGCCGCAAGACTGTTGCACCTATCCCTGAGTTTGAGGAAGAGGATAAACTCAACGAGTTAGCTACAGAGATAAGCGCAGTATCTGAAGAGAACACAAAACTCAAAGATATGCTGGCGGTTCGCTCGCTTCCTGTGTCGGAAGAGGCGCGGGCTGAGGTCCAAGAAACGATTGAGTCGCTGCGTGAGCAAGTGAAAGAGTTAGAAGCCAAAGTGCGGTCCCTGACCCAAAGCAGGGATGAGTTTATGGCTAAGAACGCTGAGATGCTCAAGCAAATCAATTATTGGAAGCGCCGCGCAGAAAAAGCTGCATAACACCGAAGCTGGGCGGTTTCCCAGCAGGAGAAAGCATATGAAATTAGCAATTGAAAGAACGCTAGAAAAAGTTGTCCGCATTCCTTTTTCAGGATGCTGGATTTTTATGGGCGCAGTAAATGAGAAGGGCTACGGCATCGTTGGAATCGGCGGTCGGGGCGAGCCAAATGATCGATCTCATCGAATTACATACAAACATTTTTTTGGAGAAATTCCAAGTGGAATGCTTGTATGCCACAAATGCGATACGCCATCGTGCTGCAATCCTGAGCATTTGTTTTTAGGTACGCACAAAGACAATACTCAGGACATGATTCGCAAGAAGCGCAATAGTCCTCCACCCCGTAATCCTCACGTTGTCGGATCTGTTCATCCAAGTGCAAAACTTCACGAATCCCAGATTGGCTTAATTAGAGAGAAATATCTCCAAGGGGCATTGCAAAAAACACTTGCCGAAGAGTTTGGGGTTGCAAGGCAGACCATATCTAAGGTTGTAAACCACAAGAGGTTTAAGCATGTCTGAGCTAAAACTCAGACCCCACCAACAAGATGTAATTGAAAAGATTGACGAAGGCTTCAAGGAGGGGCATCGTTGTCAGCTTTTGTATGCGGCCACAGGTTTTGGCAAAACAGAAGTAGCCATGCACATCATGGTTCAAGAGGCCAAGAAAGGCATCAAGGTTGCGATGGTGCTAGATAGGATTGTGTTGGTCAACCAAACCAGCACGCGCCTTGCTAAGTATGGAATTGCTCACGGCGTGATGCAATCTGGCCATTGGCGGTATCGTCCCTACGAAAAAATCCAAGTGTGCAGCGCACAGACGCTGGAGCGCAGAGATGACTTTCCTGAGGTTGGCCTCCTGATCATTGATGAGTGTCACGTCCAGCGCAAACAAGTCATTGAGTTTATTAAAGAAAACCCCGAGATTCGGGTAATTGGCCTGACCGCTACGCCCTTTACCAATGGCCTTGGCGCTACCTATACCCATGTAGTTGGAGCAAAGCCAACGGAGAAATTGATAGAGGAAAAGTGGCTGGTTCCCCTGAAGATCTTTATAGCCAAAGAGATTGACATGAGCGGGGCCAAGAAGGTGGCCGGAGAGTGGTCGCAGGACGAGGCTACCAAGCGCGGCATGAAGATTACCGGCGACATAGTTGACGAGTGGATAAGCAAGACCAACCAACTGTTTGGCGGTCCTAAAAAGACTGTGGTTTTTGCCTCCGGCGTCGAGCATGGACGCGACCTTGTTAGGCAGTTTAATGAGCGCGGCTACAACTTCGTTTCCATCTCTTACAAGGAGGAAGATGACTTCAAAAGGGAAACAATTGAAGATTTCAGCGCCCCTGACACGAAAATTCACGGACTTATTGCCACCGACATACTAACTAGAGGTTTTGACGTGCCTGATGTGCTGATAGGCGTGTCAGCGAGGCCATTTTCCAAGTCTTTTTCGTCCCACGTCCAGCAAATGGGCCGAATCATGCGCCCATGCGAGGGCAAAACGCAGGGAATATGGCTGGATCACTCGGGAAACTATCTTCGTTTCAGGAAAGAATGGGATAGTTTGTTTGAGGAAGGCGTTACAGAGTTGCATGACGGCGCTGAATCAGCCAAGAAAGAGCCCACAGAAAAGGTAAAAAAAGAATCCAAGTGCGGCGGCTGCGGTGCGCTTTGGATATGGCCAGACCGAGTTTGCGGTGAATGCGGTTGGACTCGCCCCATGAAAGAGGTGCTAAACGTACCAGGCCAAATGGTCGAGCTAGAGACTGGGCAGAAAAACTTTATCGCCGAGAATCAGAAGTTTTACTCAGAGCTTTTGTATTACAGTCGGCTGCGCGGCTACAAAGATGGTTGGGCAGCGCACAAATACAAAGAGAAGTATGGTGTATTCCCCCGCGGGCTCGGCGTTGAGATGAAAACTCCCAGCTTCAAGACGCTGCAATGGATTAAGAGCCGCAACATCGCTTGGGCAAAGGCTAGAGCATGAGTTTTGAGGACTTCGCAAGAGAACATGGCCTCCTGATAGACCATGTTATTGAGGGCCGGTGGGTAAGAGTGCCAACGGAGGACCACCCGCGAAAGAAGAACGGCGCATACATTTTTGACGGAAGAAGTGGCCTCATACAGAACCATGCGGTCCACCAGTCTCCCATTAGGTATGTGTCTGACCAGCCGTTTGTGCCGGACCCGAACGCAGCGGCCAAGCGTCTAAAGCAGCGGCAAGACAGGGAGCAGCAGCAGGCAGATGCAGCCAAAAAAGCGGCATTCATCTTTAACAATGTTAAAGTAGAGCAGCATCCCTACTTGGTCCGAAAGGGATTTACTGAGCCGTCTAAGGTTTGGAAGGGGTTACTGACTGTCCCCATGCGTGTGGCCGGCAACTTAGTTGGCCTCCAGCTAATCAATGCGGACGGAACGAAACGGTTTTTGTCAGGGCAGCAGACTAAAGGGGCGAGCCTGGTCATTGATAACAAGGGGCCGGACGTTCTAGTCGAGGGGTTGGCAACTGGCTTGTCGGTGCGTCGAGCGTTAAAACTGGCGCGGCAGCGGTACAAAATCCACGTCTGCTTTTCGGCTGGAAATATGCTGGAGATAGCAAAAGGGCTGGACAACCCGATTGTGGTGGCCGACAACGACCCGATGGGAATAGGGACTGCTAAAAAAATAGCCTCACGCTACTGGGTAGGCGAGGCCGGCGAGGACTTCAACGATTTCGAGCAAAGGGTAGGCAGCATGGCCGCTGCCGAGTCCCTTCGTCCGTTCTTTTAGATTCCCTCTAGTTCAAAGTCTGCGGCAAAGGTGCCTGCAATGGCGCCTTCGTCCTCTGCCCCATTCTTGTAAATGCGTACATCAACGCCGTTATCGGTGCTAAAGATACGCACCGAAAAGCCTCTGACGGCAAACCATGCTGCGCCGTCCACCAGTTCGTAGTCACCATCTTCAATTTTCATGCTGCTGCTCCTTGTGGGTAT